CGTGTGTTGGCCAGCACCACGAAGCGCTCGTTTTGTCCCGGGGGTATTTACCGCGGGTTTTTGCTTGAGGCGATTGAATTCGCCTGTATCCCTGTGCTGCCACGGAACACCTTGACGCCTCGTTTGCACGAGCTGATATGTGAGTATCCGCCACCTTGGGCCCCGAAAGGGCCCCGACTTACCGAGGGCCCGCGACATTGTTCCGGGATAGGCGTATGATCCAATGCTACACGCAGCTGAGCGCCCTTGTGGTGAGGTTTGCGTGATAATAAGTTCATGACGAGTCGTCCACCCCTATGGTGCCTACTTTGGCTCTGGGACGGAATGGTTGGAGGAGCAAGTATCATGACGCTGGTGGAAGGGCGCCATGGTGTTCCGGGGCAGTGTCGCTGCGCGATCGAGGTGGAACTTGTCCGTTGGTGGGCTCTTTCCGGCTTCGAGACGCGGTCTGCGCAAAAGGGGGAATCGACGGTCTAACTCACAGTACCGGCTTCATTCAGTGCCCTGGGGAGCACTAAGGTAGGAGTAAAGGGATATCGCATTTAAGACATTTAGGCCGAGCTAGCCCATTTGTGGATGCGTCAACCCGAAGCCCAGCCACGCCAACACTTCCAGCAACCTTGTGGCCCCGCAAGCCCTTGGCCGAGAACACCCGCGTCCTCATCCCTTCACGAGGTGCGAGCCGTAGAGATCATCCAGAACAAATCTCCGGAGGTGGCATGCCCCAAAGGGGGGTTGAAATCCCCCCCTTCCCGTGTTGATGGAACGACTGCTCAATCGTTCCCCTTCGACGGGGTTTTGCGTTTTTTGGGTGAAACGCAGACAAAATCATTCCTTTGGTCCTCACTAGCTTTTTCGTTTGCTTGTGGGACCGCCGCGGCGTGCGCTTCATATCACCTTTTGAGGTGGTGGAGCGCGCGCCCGGCTACGAGACCGGTTGAATATGGCACACCCGTGCCTGTTCCAGCGGCAGCAGCGCTTGGCCCCTTGGCGCTGATGCCGGCCGGTGGTGCCCCCCCCCCGCTTCGGAATTTCCGGGCGCTCCCCGACCACAACCAGAGAGTGTGGTACCGAGGGAACGCTCGAGATATGCCCGGAGCGGGCGTCAACAGACGCACCCGAGTTGAGATCAACGCAGACGGCGAGCTTAAGTTCAGTGATTACGCATTCGACAGGAATTCCGACAACGGAGCCAATAGAGTGTATCAGTGTGCGACAGCCGTTTATGCGGTGCCCCAGCTGCAGTTCCTAGGCCTCATCACGCGCGCCAGCGCTTCGATGGGGGACCAGGGTCCTGTGGTCTGGGGCCCGTGCGTTAGGTTTCAAGACGGTTACGCTCATGTTGAGCTTCCAGTCGACACGGTGTCTCGACTCAAACAATGGTGGCAGGCCATTCCCATGGTAGAGGACAACTTGCCGCTATGCTTCATCAAGGCGCAGGAAGTGACCAGATCGCTGGCACTGACTGCCGAGGCAGTGCAGTTCGTTTGTTTGTACGCAGCCGTGGTGAGTGTTTTGTACGCCAGAGAACCTACTGGCGATGGTAGCCTTGAAGTCATCCGCGCGGCCATGCGCGGTGGCTACAAGTCCTCGCGCGGGGCTCGCCTCGCGCTGCATGAGTTTCGGCTCAGTCAGCGCGTGTTCGTGGTGCGTGTGCTCAGCAGCGCTTCTGTCGGCATTATTGTCTTCGGGAGCCTGCTGTTTGCGCAGGCACTAGGGCGGGTCTACGTGCAGGGCTACAAGGCAGGTCAGGTCATGAACGACGTCATTCAACGTGGCGTCGCCGCCGCAGACGTGAGTCTGGCGGCAGCTGAGAGCGGCATGCTGCAAGCCGCTTCCAGACTGTTTTAAATGGCCCAACTGCTTAGGCAGGCCAAGTATGGTATCTCAGGTTTGTCCCATGTGTTGGGCTACGGCAATAGCACGACGGTTCGACCGTTGCTGCTGTCGCAGCCCGTCCCCCTCAAGCGCGCTTTGGCAGCGGGGGCCTCAATTGTGCATAGTGAGTACAGCATGGCGAGACACACAAGAGTCAAGATGTTAAAGAAATCAGTGTCGGGGAAGCAAGAGAGGTTGTGGCGAGATAGTGGGTTGTACGCACCCATCGCTTTTGCGAGCCACAAAGACAACGAGAAAATTGCTCTCGAAGCGCGCGTGCTTCAGGAGCAGTTACCCGCCCCGGATCTCCCGGTGTGCATTAAGTGGGTAACGGCCAACATGAAGGACATTCTGCCCAGAGTCCATCGTGTAAAACCTGTTCCATGGGAGGAGTATCTTCGACGCGTCGGGTCATCCCCGAGCGTGAAGAAGCGCCTGAGCGAGGCGCGGGCTCGACTGATTGCTGAGGGCATCACGTCTGAGTCAACTCTTACCAAGGAGCAGATCCACCAGTTTACGAAACGCAGCTCTTTCGTGAAAGTAGAAAATCTTTCTTACCACAGCCCCCTCGGCCTCAAGCTTAAAGCACCGAGGCTGATACAGGGGGTTGCAAGTTTGGAGTTCCTAGTCTTGGTCGGACCGTCGATCATGGCTCTGCAGGATCTGGTGTGTCGTAGGTGGCGGCCTGGCAAGAGTAACCTCGTTTTCACGAGTGGGATCTCTGCCGAGGCAGCCGCTGAACACGTCGCCAGCATCTCAGGACAAAGCGGATTTGACGACATTGCGTCGTTTGATCTGGACCAAACTAGACCGTGGGGCCTCGCTTTCGTGCAGTGGTGCAGAAAGTGGGGCTTTGGGGAAGCGGCGCTGGCTCTCATGCTTGCCAACGTCGACACTCATGGCACCACTCATCATGGCTGGAAATACAAGTGCAAGGGGACGCGAAAGAGCGGCGACCCCTACACGTCACTTTTCAACACGATGATTAACATCTTCACTCACCTGTGGATCTACTGCACCGAGACCGGTAAGTCGGTGCAGGAAGCATCGGAGAGTTTTGTCATGGTCGCTCAGGGCGATGACAACGCTTTCACGCATGCCTCGTTGGTGGCGCCCATTCCCTGGAGGCAGAGGATGAGGCGCCTTGGCTTCGATAGTGAGGCCACCTACGTGCAGACCATGGAGGAGATGGAGTTTTGCTCGATGCGGATGTACCGCACGAGAGAGGGCTGGGTCTTCGGGCCCAAGCCGGGGCGGGTGATGTCCAGATTCGGATATGCCATCAATCGCCCACCTAACGTGACCCCGGAAGGGTATGCACGGGGGGTCGCCATGGGAATGGTCAAGCAGAGTCATTTCATTCCCATCCTCCGTGCTTTCTTTTCCGACGTGCTGGCGCGCACGTCCCACGTTAAAGATTCTGAGGTGTACATCGGGAGGGTTTTCGATGGACACCAGCTGAAGGTGCGCAGGAAACACACAGAGGACATTGGTCCCATGTACAACCTGAACACCAACTACTACTGGTGCTATGAGAGTCAGCGGAGGTTTGAGAACCACCTCCGCGACAATGGCATAGGTAGCGAGTGGCCTGCTTGGATTCAACAGCAGGTCTTCGACCGTGACACTGACGGTCTGAAGCTGACCTACGCGGGAGCGTAGTCAGTCACCAAACAACATTAGGGTAGTGCCCGTGCGACCGCCCGTCGCACGCTTGGTCCGTGGGGGTCTGGTAGGGAAGAACGGGCGCTTGAGCATCTCATTCATTTGTGGTGCACTTTCAGCGCTATTTCCAAACTAGTAAGCCCATCCTTGCCCTGCGGACATGACATTGGCAAAATTTTCGAGCAGGCCGGTTGTAAACATTCCTCGCCACGCGGTGTTCCAGCGTGCGCGGAGGTTGCCGCGACATTGCCCAACCAGCTCGATCGAAACGGGTTACATCAACATGTCATCAAATTCACATTCAAACAACAAACACACAGAGAAGAAAGGGGGAGAGAGGCCCCACGCGGGATCGGAGCTTAAGCAGCTCTCCCGTCAAGCCCACGCGGATGAGCTCGTGGCAAAGCCGGTGGCCATGGCGTTGGCCAACCCGTTCGACAATGTCGCGCCGTGCATGTCACCTACAGGCACGATGGTCGTCAGTCGAGCGGTGTCAGTTCTGACCACGTATGCCACCGCCGGCAAGTCCACGGTGTTCTTTCTGCAGTTCGCTGGCAACGGATACCGGTTCAACTTCAACCAGACTCTCAACGAGTCGGCCGTGCCCGACAGCAACTGCAACTCACTGGTGGGCGACAACGACAGCACGTTGGCGCAGGCCTACGAGGGGCGAATTGCCGCGGCTGGCATACGTGTCACGCGGATGGACGCCGAGGACGCTCTACCTGGGTATGTCACCATGGGTTTGTCGCAGCCTATTTCTATGGCTGTGGCGAACGCCCGAAGTGCAACCAAGTGGAGGGCGGAGAAGTCTGTTGAGACACGCGCTGCGCCTCAGTCGCGCGAGATGGTGGCTGCCTGGCGCGCCTACGATGTGGACGATGAGAAATTCACTGTCTACACCGTGGGCGTTGGCAACACCGCTCACACGACGTTTCAGCCCTTCGTCATGCTGTCTGGCTATCCGGTCTACACACCAGTCATGGTCGAGTTCGTCGTCCAGATTGAGTGCCAGTTCACGGCGGAGGCGTCCTTCGCGGACCCTACGCGTGCGGGCTGGGGAGTCTCCCATGACTGGGGCACCATCATGGACCTGGTCGAGTCCAAGTTCGCCAAGCAGTTCAGCCAGTTCCTGACGTGGGGCGTGTCAGCCGCCGTTCGCCATGGTGTGCGCTCCCTGGCAACGGCAGCGGTGAGCAGTTGGACTGGTTGGTCCGGCTTTCATGGTGGTCTCCGTGAGTCGCCTGAGCTGACCCCATTCAACCCGGACACTTTCAAGGACTGGTTCCTGGACTCCGAGATCACCTCGGCCTTGGCTGAGGCGGTTTTCCCCATGGTGTCCGCCATCATCCTGAAGCGGCGTGCAGCAGGTAAGACCGACACGCCGCTTGGCTCCAGGGCTGCCAGGCTCAAGCGGCCATCTGACCCCCGACTGGCGCTTATGGCTTCCGCCCACACCTCTTCAATTCCTCAGGCGGCATCCCGCCGCGGCAGCGAAACTTATGAGTCGCTGTCCGCTGACGAGATGCGCGAGATCATAAAGCAGCTCAAGCCTGATGGATCCTCTTCTTCTCCCAATCGTGCTCCTCCCAAACCGGCAGGGTCGAGCAAGTAAGCGCGCTACGGCGCGCACACGTGCAGCAGGCTACGGCCGGGGCCCGACAACCCCCCACATGCAGTCAGACCCCAGGATAGGCCGGTTTCGCGAACCGAAGTCCTGGGCCCCCTCAGCAACTAAATTGCGGCCAGCCCCTCAGGCTGGCGGTGGCCCCACCACTAGGCACTGAGCCCGATAGGTGTCCTTTTAATCTTTCATCGGAACTCTGCACTCTTCTCGCGAGGTGCAGAAAACTCTAGCGGGATTCCACAGCCAATGGGAGGCTGTGGTCTGATTTACCCTTGGGAGCGCGCGAAGTCAACCGCGGGCTCCGACATTTCCACTCAACCAAAATCCTGGGCTGAGTAGGTGGCGTAACA